ATTGACGGAAGCATCGACCATTTCTCTAAAAAACTAGACTCTATAAAAGGGCCTAAAGTTATAAAAACTTTTAAGTAAAAACAATAAATTAAATTAAATTAAATGGAATACAATCTACCTAGCGAGATTGTCAAAGATCTGAACTTTGGCGATAACGCTAAACAACGAATTATTAAGGGGGTAGACAAATTAGCTCAAGCAGTTAAATCTACCTTAGGAGCCTCAGGAAAGTGCGTTATATATGAAGACGCACGAGGCAAACCGGTCATAACAAAAGACGGAGTTACAGTTGCAGAATCTGTAGTCTTATTTGACCCGGTTGAAAACATGGGTGCTACTTTAATAAAAGAAGCAGCTAGAAACACAGTAAAAGAAGCTGGTGACGGTACAACAACAGCCACCGTCCTAGCTGAAGCGCTGATAAAAGAAGTAAATAAAACAGAATATGCAGGTAAAACTATACGGGAGATTAAAGAAGGTATAAACTCTGGTTTAGAAAAAGTAAACGAATATCTTAAAAACAATGCTTTACAAATAAAGGGAGATATGCTGCAAAACGTTAGTGCAATTAGTTGTAATAACGATTTGGTTCTTGGAAAAATTATATCAGAGGCTTATGAAAAAGTAGGGAAAGACGGTGTTGTTCTGATGGAAGGATCAGAAACTGAGAATACTTATGTTGAAGTTGTAGACGGTGTTCAAATAGAGTCTGGACTTACATCACCGCACTTTATAACTGACACAGATAAACAAAGGGCAATATTAGATAATCCTTTAGTTTTAATAGTATCGTCAGAAATTCCCAACGTTAGAAAAATACAAAACATATTAGAATATGTTATAAAACAAAATAGATCTTTACTTATAGTAGCACCTGTTGCTCAACAAGTAAAAAGCGCTTTACTTATGAACAAAGTAAAAGGTAATATAAAAGTAAATATAGTTGACTTACCAGGCTTTGGTCCTACTAAAAATGATACTACTAAAGATTTAGCAATATTAACTGGTTCTAAAGTAATTAACGAAGAGTTAGGTGATGATTTAGATACTATATCTTTAGATGTTTTAGGTGAAGTTGAAAAAGCTGTTACAGATGATAAACATACTGTTATAACAACTTTTGACAACAACGAGGATGTTACAAAAAGAATAAAAGAAGTACAGAAGCTAAAAGTTAAAGAAAAAAACGGTTTTATAAAGAAAAAAATAGAACAAAGATTAGCAATGCTTTCAGGTTCTGTTGGAGTTATTAGAGTTGGTGCTGATTCTAAAGTAGAGTTAAAAGAAAAGAAAGATAGAGTAGAAGATGCAATATACGCTACAAAAGCTGCGTTAAAAGAAGGTATTGTGCCAGGTGGTGGTATAGCATTATTGAACGCTTCGCAAAACATAGAGCCTAGCAACGTAGGTGAAACTATATTGTTAAACGCTATAAAAGCACCTTTTGAAACAATACTTTACAACGCGGGTATAGAAGATTACGAACTACCAAGCGTAAAAGGAACTGGTATCGATGTTGTTAGTGGAGAAATTGTAGATATGGTTGAGCATGGTGTTATTGATCCATTGTTAGTAACTAAATCAGCTTTAAAGAACGCTATTTCTGTAATTAGTACTATAATTTCCGCAAATTGTGTAATATCTAATATAAGGTTAAATGAAAGCAGTTAATTACTACCTCATTATAGAGAGAATAAAAGACAAGCCTACAGATGTAGGAGGTCTTGTTTTAACAGAGCAAGTTGACGAAGATAATAGATATTTTAAAGCAAAAGTAATATCTGTTGGAAACAATGTAGAAGGAATAAAAGAAAACGACATTATACATTACGATAAATTTGCTGGTCATGGTATTCAGCATAAAAATAAATTTTATCACGTTATAAAACAACAAGACGTGGTATTAATAGATTAAACCTAAACCATATACTTTAAACCTTAAAACTAAAAAAACAAAAAAACAAATTATTAATTTAAAAAAACAAAAAAATGGTAAATGAAAATTTTTTGTACTTTGCTCAACCAGGTGTAGAAACTGGTGAAGATGGTACGTCTGAAGCTATTATGGTGCCTGCGTCAAAATTTATAGGCGCTGATGCTGTGTCTGCTACAAGTACTTCCTTTACGTTTAAACATGCGTATGGTAAAGCAGGTGCAACCCACTTGATAAGATTAACTCATGATAGTGGTAAAAACAAAGAAGTAATTAAAGCGTTTATGAACGCAATGAACGCAAATCCTCAAAAAGGAGGTTTTGTTGTTATGACTGATTATGAAACTGGAACTGCTAAGTCTGCAAACATAAATCCTATTTTTAAAGGATTAGGCGTGGTAGATGGTGCTTTTGATGTTGTAACGGAAACAGGTAGCTCTGGTGTTATTAGAGGAACGTTAGGTGGTACTACTCTTTCAACTAGTTTTGGCGCTGGTGCTGTATCTACTGGTTCTGGAGCTGCGGGTAATCCTCAGTATGCTAGAACAGAGGTTGGTGGTGTTATTGTTACTACTATAAAAGTTGACCTTATGGGTCTAAAATCTAAAGGTGGTAATGCTGGTGATGCTATTGGTGTTGGAACAAATCCTGCTTATATCTACAAAAATGTAGTCGCTGAAAACGGTGTTATATTTAAACAAGAAATAGCTTGTTTAGAATTACCTGCGGCTGCTTCAGGTACGATTACAACCGATATTAACTTAGCTTGGAATTCAGCTGCAACTATAGATTATGATGAGGCTGTAGGTACTGGCTCTGAAATTAATACTGGTGGTTTAGTTGCTGGTCAAGTTGTTTCTGATGAAACAGCTGCTCTTACTGACGGCCACTATGCTTATTTAACTGAAGGTGACACAGCGGCTTCTGACGGTGTGCACTCAGCTGGTCAAATTTTAATAACTCTTTACGGTGCTAAATTAGCAACGGCATAATTACTAACCTAAAAAAATAAAAAAAATGAAAACAAAAAAATATTTATATTTTGCTACAGGTGGAGGTGCTGATGCTACTACTGAATCAGTAGCTGTGCTAGCAGACGATATTTGTACTGTAGTTCCTTTATCATCAACATCTGCCTTAATGTACTACAGAGGTACTGATGATACTATTAACTCTATTAAATTTTCTTTTGCTGACACAATGGCTACAACTGGTCACGGTGTAGGACCTTTGGCAAAAGCAATTGCAGAAGCTTGTAACGCTGGTCCACATACAGATGGTATGACAGATATGGTTGATCTTGATAATAATATATTTTATCCAGGCCTTAGCTATATTACTGCTGTTGCAATATTCCTAGATACTCAGATTGACTTTTAATAGTTGAGACTGACAGCGCAAGATTTGCGTAAAATGAACATCCTTAAGTATTACAGGCTCACAAGAAAGTGGGCTTGTAAGACTTACGGATTAACAGACGCGGATCTAGAATTATTAATTTATTTAGATTGTAAAGAAAGATTTACACGACAAGAGTTTATAGATGGTACTTACACTATGAGCTGGGATAAAAACAGGTGGGAAAAACTAAGAAGAGATGGTTGGATAGAAGTGTGGAGACAAAGAAATAGAACAACTATAAAGTACTCTATATTTAAAACCTCTTTTAAATGTTCTCAACTTATAAGTAGAATTTACAGAATACTTCTAGGAGAAGAAGATATGCCTATATCAGAAAGAAGTGTTTTTTTTAATAATAAATCATATACAGATAAAGTTTACAATAAAGCTATAGACGATATGATAAAAGATAAAGATAGATAATGGGATTTAAATTAGGAACGGAAAGAAATAATTACGCTGTTAACGGACAGATAAGAAATAAACTTAAGTTTGGTAATAAATCTGGCGAGCCTGATATTTCTGTACCTGGTACACCTGTTATTAGAAAAGAGCTAGAAGAAGGTGTTTTTGCAGAAGCTAATATGGATGGCACTATATTTTTAAGTGACAAAATTGATCCTAATAGTTTTGAAGCAAGACAAACCATAATACATGAGATGAGACATGCTACTGATATGAAAATAGGTAGGTTGTCTTACGCGGATGATCATGTTATGTATAATGGTGAAAGATTTGAAAGAAAAGATGTTAATGGTGTTGATTCAATATTGGTAGATGGTGAATGGAAGCAAGCTGGTAGCCACGATTTTCCGTGGGAAAACGACGCTAATAATGGTAATCATAAAAATATTTTAGTATGAGTTTAATAGGTTTTATAGACAAAATACCTCTTTTCTCTACAAAACAAGAGGCTGTCGACTGGGGTAAACAATATGATATAAAAGGTTATCATTCTCACGTTTATCTAGGAAGGACTGGTTATATGGCTGGTTTTACACATAAAGATATAACAGAAGCTAGTACTAGCGCAAATATAGTCGCGACGCCAGTTACACCAACACAACAACAAGTAAATACACAACAAACGGCACAAACGCCACAACAAACAATAACACCACCATCACAATCTACAGGTGGAGGAGGTTATTAAAAAACAAAAACTATGAGTATATTAGGAAAGATATTTTCAGGAGGGGCAAACGAATTAGTAAAAAGCGTGGGTGGAGTTATTGATAACTTACACACCTCTAAAGAAGAAAAACTTGAAGCTGAAAAGCAAATAAAAGATATGATAATGGGTTACGAAGCAGAAATGCAAAAACAAGTAACTGAAAGATGGGGTATGGACATGAAGTCTGACTCTTGGTTATCAAAAAACATAAGGCCTTTAGTTCTTATATTTTTAGTAGTATCAACAGTGTTAATGATATTTATTGACGCTGGTGTTATTGCTTTTGAAGTAAAAGATACTTGGGTAGACTTATTACAACTAGTATTAATAACAGTGATTGGTGCTTACTTCGGTGGTAGATCGCTAGAAAAAGTAAAAAAATAAAAAAATGGGAAAATATTTCAACGTAGAAGTAAAACCAACAATAGTAGCTAGTTCACAAACAACAGCTTTTGCTGCAGGTGATATACTTTTTGATTGGACTTCTTTTCAAGTTCCAAAAGGAGCTAACAAGTTACTAGCAACAACTGTATTAGTTAGAGGTAAAGATGGCGCAGATGTTGCAGCAAAAGACACTGAGTTCTATTTTGCTAAAACAAAAAACGGTGTAGCGCCTAGTACATTAGGTGATGGTAATGGACCTGTAAACGCGGCTACTCAAAATGGTGGTCAAGGTTGGTTCCAGAATTTAATAGGTTTTCAAACTTTTGATGTTAGTTCTAACAACATAGGATCTTCAGATGATTTAGTGTATATGAACATGATGCAAATGCCTAACAGAGCAGGTGGTACAGATATAGTGTTTACAGGTGAACCAGACAGCGGAGACAATGTTGGGTATGACACTCTTTATGTAGCTGGTATTGCTCAGGGTGCTTATGATTTTGCGTCAACAGTACAGTGTGATGGTGTGCAGCCTGCTGAAACAACTACGTTAACAGTTAAAACTATAGATGCTAGAAATGTTTTTGTACCTGGTGATGTTATACATGATGAAAATGACAGATTAATGGGTACTATAGAAACAATAGATAGTGCCACACAAATAACTTTAACATCTACTTTAGCAAACGCAACAGTAAACAACAAGGATTTATATAATTTAAATCCAATAACTATTATACTTTCTTTTGAAAGGTAAATAAATAATTAATTAAATAAAATAAAATGGCAAAAAGAAAAACACCTAAGGTAAAAGACCTTAGACCACAAAACGTAACTAAAGAACAACTAGAAAAGATACAAAACAGTGTTAACAATATAAATAGATACCAAATAGAAATAGGTGCTATAGAATTAAGAAAACATGAGTTGTTACACGGAGTATCTACTATTAAAGATCAACTTGTATTAATTCAATCAGAGTTAGAAAAAGAATATGGTACTTTTGATGTTGATATTAAAGATGGTAAAATAAACTATCCTAAAGAAAATGTCTAAGTTAATAAGAAAAATTACTATAGGTAAAGACTACAAGGAAAACGCTATGCATTACGCTGTGGGCCAAGATGTTTACGGTGGACATACTATATGTGATATAATAGAAGAAAAAGATAAATATTCTATTTACATTAGAAAAAATAAAGACGTGTTACCTTGGAAAGACTTTAACAAAAACATGGCTGTATCTGTAGAATATAATTTAGAATATTAATGAAAGCGCCTTTTGACTTTGTTATAGAGCCAAAAGGTAATAGATACAACAATACAACTAAAGTCGGTGATAAAGAGCTCATACTAAACACAGAGATATTTAATCATCAGTTTATAAATAGAGAAGCTATTGTTAAATCTGTACCTACAGCTTTTAAAACAAAAATAAAACCAGGAGACACCGTTATAACACATCACAACGTGTTTAGACGTTGGCATGATGTTAAAGGTAGAGAAAAAAATACTAGAAGTTATTTTAACGAAAATACATACCTTATAAAAGAAGATCAAATATTTTTATACAAACAAAACAACGAGTGGAAAGCAATGGAGGGTTATTGTTTTGTGCAACCAATAAAAGAAAGAAACTATTTAGGTATAGAGCAAGAAGAACCTAATATTGGTATTATAAAGTATACAGATGGTGTGTATAGCATAGACGAGCTAGTTGGGTTTACGCCTTTTTCAAAATATGAGTTTGTTATTGACGGTAAAAGACTCTATAGAGTTATGAATAAATTTATTACAATTAAATATGAATACGAAGGAAACGAAGAGGAATATAATCCAAGCTGGGCAAAAAGCGGTTGAAGAACTAATTAAGGTAGCAAAAGAACCTATTGTAGATTCAGACGACGATATATCAGCTGATAGATTAAAAAACGCCGCTGCTACTAAAAAATTAGCAATATTTGATGCTTTTGAAATATTAACTAGAATACAAGAAGAAGAAAATTTACTTGAAGGTAAAACACCTGAAGAGAAAAAACAAACTACTTTTAAAGGATTCGCAGAAGGTAGATCTAAATAATGTACGAGCAAAAATTAGTAAAGGTTATAGAACCTATAAAAAAAACAACAATCACACGGATGAACCGTGGTAAAAAATGGAAATATGGATACAATAAAGAACATGATGTTATCGTTATATCAAAAACTGGTAAAATTGGGGAAATACTTGAAATCCAAAACTTGCGCATTGCTTTACCATCTGTGCCCATGCAAGTACATAGATTGCAAGAAAATAAGTGGCAAAAAATAGAATATCCAAAAGAATTATCTAGACTAAAAAATATATTTGACTGGAGAGCTTATCCAGACGAACATAAAGAAAAGTGGTTTGATTATATAGACGAAGAGTTTAAACGTAGAGAAGAAGGCTTTTGGTTTATGAATAATGGTAAGCCAACCTACTTAACAGGTACACACTATATGTACTTACAATGGAGTAAAATTGACGTTGGTGCGCCAGACTTTAGAGAGGCAAACAGACTGTTTTATATATTTTGGGAAGCCTGCAAAGCTGACAAAAGATGTTATGGTATGTGTTACCTAAAAAACAGACGTAGTGGTTTTTCTTTTATGTCAAGTGCAGAAACAGTTAATTTAGCCACTATATCAAGTGATAGTAGATATGGTATACTTTCTAAAACAGGTGCTGACGCTAAAAAAATGTTTACAGACAAAGTGGTGCCTATTAGCATAAACTATCCTTTCTTTTTTAAACCTATACAAGATGGTATGGATAGGCCAAAAACAGAATTAGCGTACAGAGTTCCTGCTAGTAAGTTTACAAGAAAAAAGATAACGTCTAATGAAAAGTTAGAAGATATAAAAGGTTTAGATACCACTATTGATTGGAAAAACACAGGTGACAATAGTTATGACGGTGAAAAACTAGCTTTACTTGTTCACGATGAAAGTGGTAAGTGGGAAAGACCTGATAATATATTAAACAACTGGAGAGTTACAAAAACTTGTTTAAGATTAGGTGCTAGAATTGTTGGTAAATGTATGATGGGTAGCACTAGTAACGCTTTAGATAAAGGTGGTGATAACTTTAAAAAACTTTACAATGATTCGGACGTTACAAAAAGAAATCGTAATGGACAAACAAAGTCTGGTTTATATTCTTTGTTTATCCCAATGGAATGGAACTACGAAGGCTTTATTGACGAATACGGAAATCCAGTCTTTGATAGTCCAAGTAATGATGTTGTCGGACCCGACGGTGAATTAATAGACGTAGGAATAATAGAACATTGGAATAATGAGGCTGAAGGTTTAAAATCAGACCAAGATGCCTTAAACGAGTTTTACAGACAGTTTCCACGTACTGAAGAACACGCTTTTAGAGATGAAACTAGAAATAGTATATTTAATCTTATAAAAATATACGAACAGATAGATTATAACGAAGAAATGTCTAGCTCTTTAGGTATTTCAAGGGGTAATTTTCAATGGGTAAACGGTATAAAAGATACACAGGTTATATTTTATCCAGATGCAAAAGGTAGGTTTAAAGTAAGTTGGACACCGCCTCAACATTTACAAAATAGAATTATTTTAAAAAATGGTATAAAATATCCAGCTAACGAACACATGGGTTCTTTTGGTTGTGATAGTTACGATATATCAGGAACAGTAGACGGTGTTGGTTCTAAAGGTGCCTTACATGGTTTAACAAAATTTAGCATGGAAGACGCACCTGCTAATGAGTTTTTTTTAGAATACTTGTCAAGACCACAAACAGCTGAAATGTTTTTTGAAGATGTTTTAATGGCTATAGTTTTTTATGGTATGCCAATATTAGCAGAGAACAATAAACCACGACTTTTATATTACTTAAGAAGAAGAGGTTATAGAGGTTACAGTATGAACAGACCGGATAAAACGTGGAACAAATTATCTGTTGCAGAAAAAGAAGTAGGTGGTATACCAAATACTAGTGAAGACATAAAACAAGCACATGCAGCCGCAATAGAGATGTATATACAAAATCACGTTGGAATGAAGCAAGATGGTACTTTTGGTAGTCTTTGTTTTAATGAGTTGTTAAACGACTGGTCTAGATTTGATATAACAAAAAGAACAAAGCATGATGCTTCAATTAGCTCTGGTTTAGCGATAATGGCTAATAATAGACATTTGTACGCGCCAAACGCTAAAATAGAAAAACCAAAACTAAATATAAACATTTCTAAATATAGTAATTCAGGAATGAAATCACAAATAATAAAATAATAAAATATGGCAGAGTCTGGCATGAAGAGTTATTTTCCAAGTCAAACCGTTAGTGATGCTGAAAAACTAAGCTATGATTATGGCTTAAGAGTAGGTAAAGCAATAGAACAAGAGTGGTTTAACAATGATAGAAGCTCTAACAGATATAAAACAAATCAAAATAATTTTCATACTCTAAGGTTATACGCTAGAGGCGAGCAACCAATACAGAAGTATAAAGATGAGTTATCTATAAACGGTGATTTGTCATATCTTAATTTAGATTGGAAACCCGTACCGATTATATCAAAGTTTGTAGATATAGTTGTTAATGGTATTGCGGAAAGAACTTATGATATAAAAGCATATTCTCAAGATCCTTTTGGTGTAGCTAAAAGAACTGAGTATATGGAAAGCATTTTAAAAGATATGCGATTAAGGCAGTTTAACGAAGCTGTACAAGATCAATTGCAGCTTGATGTTAGACAAAGTGATATTGAGCAACTTCCAGAGACTAATGAAGAATTAGAACTTCACATGCAGTTAGATTACAAACAATCTGTTGAAATAGCTGAAGAACAAGCTATAAACACTTTATTGGAAGGTAATAGATATGAGTTGATTAAAAAGCAATTTTACTATGATTTAGCTACTATAGGTATTGGCGCTGTGAAAACAGGTTTTACAACTTCAGAAGGTGTTACAGTTGATTATGTTGATCCAGCAAATTTAGTTTATTCTTATACTGACTCTCCTTATTTTGATGACATATATTATGTTGGTGAAGTTAAAAGAATACCTGTTAACGAACTAGCAAAACAGTTTCCGCATTTAACAGGAGAAGACCTTGAGTATATAATGAAAAACAAGGGTAGTATAAAATCTAACTACAACTCAAACTCAACAGTAGAAAAAGAGGATAGAAATACTGTTCAAGTTTTATATTTTAATTATAAAACTTACATGAACGAGGTTTACAAAATAAAAGAAACAGCAACTGGTGGCGAAAGGGCTATAGAAAAAGATGATAGTTTTAATCCACCACAAGATGCGCAGGGTAACTACGGTAAGGTTTTAAGGTCTATAGAGTGTATGATTGATGGCGCTAAGATTTTGGGTAGTGATAAATTACTTAGATGGGAGATGTCTAAAAACATGATGCGTCCTAAAAGTGATTATACTAAAGTAAAAATGAATTATGCTATTGTTGCGCCTAGAATGTATAATGGTAAAATACAGTCTTTAGTTAGTAGAATAACCGGTTTTGCTGACATGATACAGTTGACACATTTAAAGATACAACAAGTTTTATCAAAAATGACACCTGACGGTGTTTATTTAGATGCTGATGGTTTAGCTGAAATAGACTTAGGTAATGGTACTAATTATAACCCACAAGAAGCATTGAACATGTTTTTTCAAACAGGTAGTGTTATAGGTAGATCATTTACGCAAGATGGTGATATGAATCCTGGTAAAATACCAATACAAGAAATAACATCTGGTAGTGGTGGTAATAAACTACAAGCACTTATAGGTAACTATAATTACTACATGCAAATGATAAGGGATGTGACTGGGTTAAACGAGGCTAGAGACGGTAGTACACCTGATAAAAACGCTTTGGTTGGCGTGCAAAAACTAGCAGCAGCAAATAGTAATACAGCAACAAGACACATATTACAATCTGGTTTGTTTTTAACAGCAGAAGTTGCTGAGTGTTTATCTCTTAGAATATCTGACATATTGGAATACTCACCAACAGCAGATGCATTTATACAAGCTATAGGTGTTCACAACTCAGCTGTTTTAAAAGAAATGTCACAATTACATCTTTATGATTTTGGTATATTTATACACTTACAACCAGATGAAGAAGAAAGAATGATGTTAGAGAATAACATACAAATGGCGTTGCAACAACAAATAATAGAGTTAGCCGACGCTATTGATCTTAGAGAAATTAAAAATGTAAAACTAGCTAATCAGTTATTAAAAATTAGAAGAAAAAAGAAGTTAGATAGAGATCAAGCTTTACAAATGCAAAACATGCAGCAACAAGCCATGTTAAATCAACAAGCGGCACAAGCTGCTGCTCAAACTGAAATGCAGAAAAACCAAAGTATAACTGAAAACCAAACACAGTTAGAACAAGTAAAAGCTGGTTTAGAAACACAAAGAATGCAGCAAGAAGTTTTGCATAAAAAAGAATTAATGGAGTTAGAATTTAACTACAATATGCAATTAAAAGGTATTGAAGTTGAAAGTCAAAAAGAAAAAGAAAAAGAAAAAGAGGATCGTAAAGACGAAAGAACAAGAATACAAGCTACTCAACAATCAGAACTAATAGATCAAAGAACAACAGGTAAACCGCCTAAAAAATTTGAATCTGCAGGTAATGATATAATGGGTGGTGGTTTTGATTTAGGACCATTTGAACCTAGATAAATTTATTAACTATTATTATATTATATTATGGAAGAAAACAAAGAAAACGTAGCAGAGGTAGCTACCGAAAAACCAAAAGTTGATGAAAAAGTTGATCAACTAAAGGTTAAAAAACCTAAGATGAAAAAAACAAAAGGACCAGAAGACAACATATATAAAGTTGGCTTAGACAAACCAGAAAAAGAAAATGAAACCAAAGAACAAACTTCAGAAGATAGTGTTAACGACGAAGGAGCTGTTAAACTCGTTGAGGATGCCACAGCCACACCGGAACAAGAAGAAGTACAACCGGAAGTTGAAGCACAAGAACAGCCAGTTTTAGAAGAAATAACTGATGAAGAAGTAAAAGAACAAGTTGAAGAACTAGAAACAAAAGTTACAGATGCTATTGTTGAATCTGAAGAGACTGGAAAACCATTACCAGAGTCTATAGAAAAACTAATTAGTTTTATGGAAGAAACTGGTGGTGATTTAAATGATTATGTAAAGTTAAATCAAGATTACAGCAATGCTAGTGAAGAAGATTTACTTTTTGAATATTATAAACAAACAAAGCCTCATTTAAGTAGAGATGAAATAGATTTTCTTATGGACGATCAATTTTCTTACGACGAAGAATCTGAGGACGAAAGAGATATAAAAAGAAAAAAACTAGCGTTAAAAGAGCAAGTTGCCAACGCTAAAGCCTACTTAGACGGGCGAAAGTCTAAATACTACGAAGATATTAAAAGCGGTACTAAGCTTACAAAAGAGCAGCAGGAAGCGATTAATTTTTTCAACCAATATAACAAGGAGTTAGAAGAAAACCAAAAGGCTTCAAAACGAAACACCGAGTTTTTTACACAAGAAACCAACAAGGTTTTTAACGACAAATTCAAAGGTTTTGAATACAACGTCGGTG